CCGACCGTCGGCGCGTACTGGCTGCCCCACGCCCCCGGTTCGGTGGTGATCGAGTAGGTGCAACGCAGAGACGTGAGGTCTTTCAGGATGTGTTTCGCCTTGGCGACCAGCCCGTCGTGGCGGATCACGTCGGAGAACGAGTAGGTGCGTTCCCATCGGCCGAACGGGGTCGCGATCCCCAGCGACGAGGCACGCACGATGGCCGGGTCGGGCGGCGGGATCGGTTTACGGTTCCCGATCTGGGTGGCGGCGGTCGCCCCGAGCACCATCACCACCGACGCGTACTCCGACGCCGCCGAGTCGCATTGAAGCTCGCGGACCTGCACCCCCCACTTCCACGTCATCCGCTGCGACATGATGGTGTTGACCCACAGGTTGCGGGCGCGGCGGGGTCGCTGCATCCACATCTTCAAGTCCTCATCCACCCACCAGTCGAACCCGTTCTCGACCCGGGCGATGGCGTTGATCGCGTCGCGGATCGATTGACCTCTTTGTAGATCACCGACCACTTTGCGCCCGGAGTCGCCGGTCGTGTGGAACGTGATCCCGAGCGTCTGGAAGTTCTGGGTGTAGTTGACCAGGTTGCGGACAATGTCGAACTGGTCCCAGCCGCCCGGGTGGGCGGCGTCGTCCTCGTAGTTCTTGTCATCGAACAGGACACGGCGGGCGAGTAGCTGCCCGTAGTCCTGGGCGGTGATCGTGACGATGTGGTCTTCGGCGGTGAACGTGTCCTTCACGTCCACGATCCGTAGACGGCATTGCAGCACCCGGTTGCGGGACAGCAGGATGTCTGACACGAGGATCCGCATGAACCGCATCGCCGGGTCTTGGGTCGGCACCTGGATTTCGGCGGTGATGCCGTCGAAGTTGTAGGTGACGTTGACCGAGATCCAGTCGGTGATCGCGAACTCGCGAAGCTGGACTTCGGGCGTGTCCGGGTTCTTCAACACCACGTCCCACCACGGCGGTGCCTGCGGATCGAGCGGGTCGCTGAGCGTGGCGAGCGCACCGATGTCGATATCGCTCATTTCCCGTATACCCCGTTTACACCCACGTGTCGCGCCACTCGAACGTGATCTGGGCTACGCCCGGTGGACCGGCACCGGGGTCGCCGGAGTCCGGTGGCCGGGTTGACCACGAGAACCCTTTCAGACTGGGGTCGGCGGACGTGTCGGTGCCCGGCGGGGCGACCCACGGCGGGTTGCCTTCACCTTCCCGGCGGCGGGTGAACATGCCCTGCTGCGACTGGGGCAGGATGAACGCCGGGAGCCGTTGCCCGTCGGTCCAGATCGCGTACGGCCAGCCCGGTCGGGTCTGGGCGAGATCGTCCAACGTCAACGTGGACACCCCGGGCGGTATACGGAACCACTGGGATTGATCATCGACGTAGCCGAACCCGATGGGCTGCCGGTTGATGATCACCGACTTCGTGAACGAGTCGATGGTCACCATGTCGCCGGGCTGCTGGGTTTCGTAGTTGAACTTCAAGAACGACGACCCGGTGACACTGTTGGACAGCACGAACCGGGGGCTGACACCCTCCCCTTGGATCCGGGCCACCCAGTAGGCGGGGGCGTTCCCAGCGTTGACGATTTCAATCGACAGGGACTCATCGAGGACGCCGTCCACGACAGCGGTGGCCCGATGCAACGCGTACGACTCGATGTAGCAGCGGGGCGCGACCCATGACGCCGACAGCGAGTTGAACCGGGGCTGGGCGATGACGCACGCCGACTCCGCGCCGCGCATCGTGATCTGCCGGACCCGTTCGTCGTCATGCTCCGCGAAGATGAGCCGGGCACGTCGGTACGGCTGCAAGTAGCCGCGCAGCCGGTCCCGCAGCCGGGCTTCGGTCGCCGGGACCATCGGTCCGCCGCCCGGGTTGGGGATCTCGATGCGGTCCCCAGTGTCGTTGACCGACGGTCGCACCTTCAACGACAGTTCCAGCGTGACCGCCCGCGACCCGTAGAACTTGGTCACGTCGAGGGTGCCGTCATCGAGCGAGTTGTTGTATACCGCGGCACGGATCTCGGGTTGGGCGAACTCGTAGCTGCGCACCACGTACCCGTTGTCGCAGGACAGGTCGAGGACGCCGAGCAGCGGGGATTCGGTGTTGCGTTGCGTGTCGATCAGCCGGAAGTGCATCACGCCGGGGTGGACCGGCCAGTCCGGTGGACGGTCCGGGTCGGTGGTGACTTCGATGCGGGACACGTGGCTACCTCCGGCCGGTCATGACGTTGTAGACGTGGGGGACTTTGGCGAGCAACAGGTCGAGGTCTACCGGCTGAGTGAACACGGCGTTCTCGATCTTGACCATGTTGACCTCGCCGTTCGTGCCGGGGGCGGCGCTCTGCAACACGAGGTCGGTGAGACCGGACTGGTTCAACAGTTGCAACGCCCGCTGCGGCCGGGTCAACGGGATCACGGCTTCGGCCCCGGCCTCCCCGATCACTGCCAACGTCGCCCGGTGGAAGATCTCACCCATCGCGATGTGCGGGATGTTGGGGACTTCGATGGTGACGTTCGTGCCGGGAATGTGGACCGACGGGAGCAGGTCGATGAGCACGTTGACGGCGTCAATCGCGGAGTTCACGGCCGCTCTCAACGCGCCGACGATGAAGTTCGCCACGTCGGAGGCGAAGTTGCCGAGCGCGGAGATCACCAGTCGAGCAAGTCCCGCGAAGGCGTTGAAGATGCTGGTGAAGAACGTCTCGACGGCGGACAGCACAGTGTTGAACGCGTTGGTGAAGACGCTGAGCAGGCTGGATCCGAGGTTGATCAGGGCGAGGACGATCCCGACGGGGATCGTGGCGATCTTGGTGAGGATGTCGGTGATGAAGTTCGTCACCGCGGTGGTCGCCTGGGTGACCATGTCGGTGAACTTGCCCAGCACCGACGAGGCCAGATCCGCGAGCGCGGTCGCTGCCTGACCGGGCAGACCGAGCAGGTCGTTGACGACGTTGGTGATCCACGTGGCAACGGCGGTGAGCGCCTGCGAAGCCATCGACGCCACCTGGGAGAGCACCTGTCCGGCGAGACCGGCCAACGCCGTGAACGCCTGACCGGGCAGACCGGCGATGGCCGTCACGACGTTCGTGATGAACGTGGTGACCGCGTTGAACACGGTCGTCCCGACCGTGGCGAAGAACGAGCCGAGGGTGCCTGCGAGGTCACCGAGCGCGGTCAGGATCCGTCCCGGCAGCCCGGCGAACAGGTCGTCCAGGGAGGTGAGCAACGCCACCGCCCCATTGATCAACCCTTGGATCAGCGCCGACCCGGCCGTGACGAGCATCGACCCGAACGTGCCGAAGAACGTGAGGATGCGGCTGGGCAGTGTCGTCAGGAAGCTGAGACCGGCATCCCACGCCGCCTGGATGCCTTGCCACAGCCCGTCGATCATCGAGTGGCCGACGTTGAACAGGAACGTGCCGAGGTTCGCCAGGAGCCGCAGGATTGTGCCCGGCAACTGCTGGAAGAACGTGATGATCTGCGGGCCGAGCGAGATGATCCCGTCGAGCAGCCCTTGCGCCATCGAGACACCGATGTCGAACAGGGTCGAGATCGCGTCTTCGAGGAAGCCGATGATCTGGCCGGGCAGCCGCAGGAAGAACCGGGCGATGGCAGGCGCAGCCTTGATCAGCCCCCTGACCAGTGCGGCGATGATCCGTGCCCCGACCGGGAGCAGCTTGTTGATGCCCTCCACGATCCAGTTGAGGATCTTGATCGGCAGGGTGACGAAGAACGTCGTCATCGCCGGGAGCGCCCGGGCGAGGAACACGACGATCCGGCTGACGATCTCGATGCCCAACTGGGCGAGGTTGGCGATGCCCTGCATCACCCACACGAAGATCTGGGCCGGGAGCCGCACCGCCCACTCCGTCAGGAACCCGGCAGCGGCAATGAAGAAATCGAGCAGCGCCCTCCCGACCTCCGCGGCCAACCCCGGCAACGCCTGCAACCCGTTGACGATCTGGGTGAGCAAGAACTGGCCGAACTGGGCACCGAAGTTGGCGAGCGAACCGAGCGCTTGGAGCAGCAGGTTGCCGAGCGCGGCCCCGAGTTGGGCGGCGATCCCGCCGAGGGCTTGCAGCCCTTGCAGCAGCAGCCCGGGGATCTGGGCGGCGAAGTTGGCGAGCGCCTGACCGGCGGCGGCGAGCGCGCCCGGCAACTGTTGAGCAAGCCCGAGCAGCAGACCCGGCAGACCGGTGACGAAGTCGGTGATCGCCTGCCCGGCGGTGTCCAACCAGCCCGGCAGGGTCTCGGTGAAGAACCGACCGATGATCCCCGGCAACGCGACGAAGAAATCCTTGACCGCCTCCCACGCCGTGAGCAACGCCTTGGACACCGCGTCCCAGTGCTTGATGATCGCGACCAACCCGATGATCGCTCCGACCAGCAGCAGGATGGGGGCGAACGCAGAGATCATCACGAGGGAGAGCGCGGCGAACACCCCGACGAGAATCTTCAACGGGAGCGACAGCTTCGTGAACCACTCCCATGCCCGTTGGATGAACCCCTCGATCTGCGGCCAGAACTTCCACACGGCGAAGAACACGGCGGCAGCAGCGGCAACGACCAGCAGCGGCACGGCGACTGCGCCCAGCGCTGCGCCGAGCGACGCCATCGGGCCGACCGCGAACTCGGCCCCGGCCATCCCTCCGAACAGGTTGATAAGCCCGCCGATCAGCGACGTGAACTTGATGCCGGTGACGAGCTTGAACGCTTTCAGCACCCCGGCGAAGTAGAGGATCTTCCCGGCGATGGGGCCGATGTCCGGCAACGCCAGCAGCCCGGAGACGGCGTTGAGGATGCCGGTGATCCCGTCGATGAACCCTTGCGTCGCCCCGGACTCGACCTGCAACTGGGTGAACAGCAGTAGGGCTTCCACGAACTTCTGGATCGAGTCGGGGGAGAGTCCGATGCCCCGGATTTCCTCAGCGAACTCCGCGAGCGTCGGAACGATTTCCTCGCGCAGCCAGCGGATGAACTCGACTACACCTCCGGTGTCGCCGGTCAGGATCGGCTCCCCGATCAGCTTGACGATGTCCCCGATCAGTCCGGCCACCTCGCGCAGCACCGGCAACGCGTTCTCGAAGAACGTGCGAATCTCCCGACGGCCCCGGAAGGTGTGCGACCACTCTTGGAACCGGTCGGTGAGGTCTTCGACCCGTTTCATGAGCGGGTCAGAGGCGTCCGCCCCGATCTGCAAGATCTGCCCGAGACCGTCTGCGACGTTGGCGATGATCCGGCCGAGCCGCTTCGCCCGCTGCCACCACAAGTCGAGCTTGGCGGTGAGTTCCTCCTGGGTGGTGTTGTTGAGGAAGTCTTGGAACCGGGTGGCGATCCCGTCGATGGTTTCCGCGAAGTCGGCGGCGAGCGGAGCCGCCGCGGCGAACAGGCCGGGCAGCACATCCGCGAGCCGGATGATGACCCGCCCGAACGCGTCGGTGACCGTCTGCGAGTGGGCGAGGATCGTGCCGAACGCGTCGAGGTTCTTGTTCGACGTGAGCGCAGCCGCCGCCCACCGCACCGTGTTCGCCGCCGACTCCCCGATGTGCTTGGAGAACTCGGTCAGGCCGGGCCGCAGCTTGTCGGTGAGCAGGTTGGCGGCGTCTTCAAGGGCGGGCAGCAGATCCTCTTGGGCGGCTGCGCCGAACGACTGCCACGACTCCGCGATCTCGGCCATGTCGTCGTTGAACTGGTCGAGCGCTTCGGTCTGGACGCTGAGCGCCTGCTTGATGGCGAGGATCGCCGGGACCGCGGTGACGACCAGTCCACCGAGTGCCGCGCCTGCGCCGATGGCGGCGGTGCCGATGTTGGCGAGGATCGAGACGAGTCCGCCGCCGATCCCGGCGATCAGCTTGGCGACCCCGGCAATGGCGGGCAGGCCGAGCACGGTCGCCCAGGCGAACTTGCCGGACGGGAACGCCGTCAGCTTGTCGAACACCCCTTCGACGCTGTTGAGCAGCCCGCTGAACGGGTTCCGCTTCTTGCGTTCCGTGTCCACGCCCTTGCGGAACGAGGTGACGACCTTCTTCCCGGCGTCGGTCAGGTCGATGTTGTCGGTGGCGTCGGTGATCGACGCTTGGAGCGACTGACCCAGTTCGTCGCGTTGATCCCCGAACCCGGAGAACGCCCGTTTGAGCGCGTCCCCCAGCGCCGAGAACGGGTTGCGGCGACGGGACTCCTGCTCGACACCCTCACGTGTGCCGGTGGCGAACTGGACGCCGGAGTCCTCACCGCGGCCCTCGAAGTCAACGTCTCCTTGGGCCTTGTCCATCCCGCCGCCGAGGGCGTCGGGCAGATCTTTCTCGGTGGCCTTGCCGAAACCCTCCGCGAAGTCCTCGCCTGCGCCTTCGCCCTCTTTGTCGAGCTTGGCGTCCTCGACCCCCTTGTCGAACCCGTCCTTGATCTCCGAGGCGAGTCCGGCGGTGAGCGCCCGTATACGGACGAACGCAGTGCCGATGATCTCAGCGGCCATCGGGCCTCGCTACATCATCGGGCCTCCGTCGGCCGGTTGTATACCGGACGCCACCACCCACGACGGCAGCCCGGTCTCGTCGTCCACTTCGGCCGCGGTCAACGCGCTGTCCAGGCCACGTGCGGCCTTGACCCGCACCTTCTGATCGGCTTCGGAGTCGATCCGCCGCACGAAGTCCCGGTAGGCGAGGAAGTAGGAGATCTCGTACAGCCGGGCCAGCGGCACGTCCCCCAAGTACGCCCCGCCGTTGTGGAACGCGTACTCCCCGGCGAACCGCAGCCAGTTCTCCGTCAGGTGCGCGCAGAGACGCCCGACGGCAGAGTAGGGCGGTCCCCGGCGAACTGTTCGGTGATCCACCCGGCCATCTCAGCCAACTCGTTGACCCCGATCCCGTTCTCCGCGTCGTCGCAGAACTCCCAGAACGCGGCCTGGTCGGCGTCGATGATGGCGGCGTTGAGGATCTCCTTGACCGCCCGGGCCAACCCGCCGAAGTCCTCGTTGTTCTGGGCTTGCCCCATGAAGTCGAGGAACTTTGAGCCGGGCAGGGAGGACTTGCAGTGGATGGTGACCTTCCTGCTGCCATCCGGGGACTCCAACTCGAACTCGACGGACTGGGCGGGCACGTAGCCCTTGAACGATTTCGCCATGTCGAGTCTCCTTCTGCTTCCGGTTCTGGGTCTGGGACAGGGTAGCCGTATACCGCGCTACACAGGAATGGGGGCACCGGCCGGAGGCGGCACTGGGGCCGGGGTGCCGCCCTGGTTGATCTCGCCGCCGGTCAACTGTTCGGTCATCAGCCCTTCGGGCGGTGGGGGTTCGGCGGGTCCGGCGGGCATCTCGCCGGACAGGAGTTGCCCGATGTCCGACGGGATCCCGGCTTCGGCCGCTCCGGCTTCGCGTTGGGCGGCGAAGAATTCGGGGGCGAGCCGTTCGATCAGGACGGTTGCCATCTCCGGCGGGATGATCGCCTTCTCGATGGCGAGCCGGGTGAGCAGTTCTTCGTCGTTGGGGGCGTCGGTCTCCACGAACCCACGTGTGCGCCGCCACGCCTCCCCGGACAGCAGATGGTTCGTCCAGCCGGTGTCCGCCGCCTGCGACTTGTCGGGCCGGGTGACGATGGCGGACGTGTCCGCCCAGCACACGAACCGGCGGGCGACCTCACGTTCACCGTCGGACTCGCACTGCTTCAACAGCAACGGTTGCAGATACGCCGAGGTGAGACAGTCCACGATGAGCAGGACGAGCGGCTCGATGTGCGCCCGGTACATCGAGTCTTCGATGACGACAGCGTTCGAGTAGCGGACGTTGGCGACACCCTTGACGACCTCTTTGGGGATGTCCAACCCGGCCATGATCCGTTCGATCAGCCGGTCCGCCGCGGTCGAGATGTTCTGATCGACCGGGTCGGACAGCTTGATCGGCTTGATCGCGTCCCCGAGTTCGGGTGGGCCGGTAACCACCTTCGGTGTCACCGTCGAGACCGCCCCTTCGGTCTCTACCGAATCGACCGCCATGCCCGCAATCGAGTCGGCCAGGGTCTCGTCCTCCGCGGTGGCGGCGAACGCCGTGATCCCTTCGGGGATGAACACGAGACCGGCGTTCATCGCCCGGCGGGCCATCGCCCGCATCACCTGGTCGAGCAGCACCAGTTCTTCGCAGATGTCGAGCACGGCGACCATTGACGAGTCCGGCTCCAACCCCCACCGGGGGGACGGACGGAACAGACGGGCCACGAACGCGTTCTGATCGAGACCGATGTCGCCTTTGGCCTGCCCGGTGCGGGACCGCCGGATCCGGTAGCCGTTCCCGGCTGCGGTCAGTTCCTCCGGGGACAGAACCAGCCACTCCTTCTCCACCTGGGCCAAGTACGCCTCGCCGGGCACACAGAAGTTGAGGGCGAACGTGCGCAGCATCCCCGACTCCCGTCCCGGGGTGTGCTCCGTCAGTTCGTTGAGCAGTTCCTTCGCCTTGTCCGCCACCTTGTTGACGGTGTCGGGATTCCCGGCGTCCTCCATCGATTCGAGCCACACGTCCACATCGACGGGGGCGTCATCGTCCGAGACGACGACGGCGACGAACAGCCGGACCCGGGAGATGATCTGGCCGATCAGGCTGAACGCGTAGTGGATCTCCCCGATCTGGTCGTAGAACCGCCAGGCCGCGATCTGCCATTCGAGCGGGGCACGCTTCTCGTAGCGCTGCGCGCCCTTCTTCAAGTTGAGCCGCTGAACCGACCCGAGGATCGCCCGAGGGGTGTTGTACGGGATCGGATCCCCGCCGTGCCGGTCACCGTTGATGTCGAAGAACCGCACGTCGGGCAGCGTAGACGCCCCGACCCGGCGCGCCCGGGGGAACTACGGGGCGGCGGTCAGGGTCGGCTGCTCAACCTTGGGGCGGCGTTTGCGGGGCGCACGTGGCAGCATCCGGGTCGCCTTGTCTTTCTCGGCGTTCAAGTCCCGCCGTCGGGCGACGAGCGCCTGCTGCTGCTCGCTGATCGAGGCGAGTTCGGCGTCGATTGCCGCCACCCGGGCACGGATCGTCTGCTCGATCTCATCGAGCGACTGTTCTGGGCCGTTCTGGGTCATCGTCATCACCGCAGTATACGGGAACCGCTAAGGGCCGGAGTCATGGGTCAGCCGGATGTGGACATCGAGGGCGAGGGCGGCGACCCCGGCGACGGCGACCGCGGTGAACAGGTAGTCGCCCATCCCGTCCCAGTCGCCGGGCCACAACACCCAGACGAGCACGAGGATGAAGGCGAGCCACACCGACAGGCACCACGGGCAGGTGACCAGTTTGTACGTCCAGCGGGCAGCCGACCGGTTCTCCGCTCCGGCCTCCTGCACTTTGCGGAGCAGCCAGTCCCGGCCCGGCTGGCTCACCGTGTCCAACGTCGCCGCCTGCGTGACCCGGTATACGACCAGGCCCAAGAAGACGACGAGGGCGAGGTGGTCGAGCACTACCCGGCCGCGTTGACTTGTTCGAGTTCGGCGTCGGACAGCCAGTGGCCGAACACGACGAGCACGTACCGTTGCCCGCCGGTCACCCGCCGGACTTCATGCCACGTGGTCGCGTTGAACCCGACTACTTCCCCGCGATGCAACTCCATGTCGTGCCCTTCCACGATCATTTCGCCGCCCTGGAACTCGTCGGACAGCAGCAGTGAGAACGACACGGTCCGACCGTACGAGAACGGCCAGTGCCGTTCCATGTCCCGGTGCCGGGCGAACTTGTCGCCCACGTCGTAGCGGACGATGCTGGCCTTCACGTGGCTCACGTCGGTGGCGAAGGTGTGTGCCACTTCGGTGGCGAGGGCGAGCATCAAATCGTGGATCTCGCCGGGCGGTGACACGGCGGTGCCGGGCAGGCCACGGTTGCCGACCCGTTGGATGCGCGGCCAGTCCTCGAATCGTTCGATGAGCGCATCGCACACGTCGTCGGCAAACACCCGGTCCCACTTCGCCGCCTGGGCAGGGGCGTCGTAGGGGAGGATGGTGCTAACCGGCTTCCTCCACTTCGATGGGGGCGAGCAGCGCTTCCTGCATCGAGTCGAGCTTGGTCCGCAGTTCTTCGGCCCGCACTTCGATGGTGGGTTGCAGGTCGATGGCGGCACGGGTCTCTGCGGACAGGTGGGCACGGTCGAGGATCTCGCGTGCGGCCATCACCCGGGCTTCCTCGTGTCGGCCGTGAACGGCGACGTATACCAGCGTCTTGATCGCCACGTCGGTGGCTTCGACCAGCTTGACGTAGCCCTGGACGAGTTTGGCCCGGACGGCGACTTCGACCGCGGCTGCCGCCTCATCGACGGACAACGGCTGCCGGGGGATGTCCACCCGCGGCAGCGTATACGCGAAACAGCCCCTCCCGAGGGGAAGGAGGGGCCGGTCCAGGCTTTGCCGGAGGTTGCGTCACCCGTAGAGTCACCCGCCCCCACTGGAAGCGGCAGACCCCGCCCATTGAAGGGCCGGTGCCCACTCGGTCTCACCCGTACACCTAATACAACGTCCCGTATACGGGATTATTCCCCCCAGGTGAGGATCCCGGCGAGGATGTCCGACGCCTCCCGCTGCGTGGGGTACGGCCACCCGTTGTGCCCGGCGCACGTTTCGCCGTATCCGGCGACGAGGGACCGGTCGTCGGACAGGGACCGGCCGCAGTTGATGCACGCCGAGTAGGCGACGCCCAGCTTGCGGGCCGTCTTCCAGTCGAGCCGGTCGCTGGCCTTCAACCCGATGCTGGACGCCCGCCCGGCCTTGCGGAACACGATGGAGCCGTGGCTGATCGGGATCGCCCGCTCAGCCCACAGCACCGTCTTGTCGTAGCGGCCCTTGCGGACCCGGTAGTACGTGCCGTCCTTGGCGTACATGCCGGGTTCGGTCACCCGGTCGGCTTCGGCCTCAGCTTTCGCCGCCCCGGTGAGGCACTCGCCGTCCTTGTGGAACGTGACCCACTTGCCGCGAGCGAGACCGGTGTCCTGTTTCTGGATCCAGCCCGCGTGAGCGGCGACTTCGCCGCCGCACACCCCGCACTGGCCGGGGTACGAGTTGGGGCGGAAGCCGGGGTTTGTCTTCGGGATCTTCAACAGTTTCTCGATCACCCCGGACGCCTGCTTCGCGGAAATCGCCCAATCCTCAGCGAGCGCCGTGGCGACCGCAGCGACGTAGTCGTCGGCCGGGTCACGCTCAGCGACGAGGGTGCGGATGAAGTTCATCTGCGATTCGGTGGCTGCCCGGCCGGTGATCGGGCTGCGGGTGGGGCCAGCGGTGACGGAGGGGACCATCGGGACGCTGGTCAGCGGCGGCAGACCCGGAGGCGGCATCGCCGCGTCGATGGCTGACGCGGCGTCCGGCATCGTCCACTCATCCTCGGTCTCGCCCCACGTGGGGTGGGCGTCGAGTTCCTTGATCACCGCTTCCACGGAGTGATGGGCACGGCACCGGCCGCAGCCGTCGGGGTAAAGGTCGGGGGCGGGACGGGTGTGGTCGGCCTCGTTCACGACGACGTAGTGGCAGTCGCAGCCGCAGTTGATCTCGTCGTAGTCGGGAACGGTGATTTCGCGGGCAGCCCACGTCGGGCGCGTGCCGCAGCCGCAGCGGTCCATAAGCAGGGTGAGTCCTGTGCCCGCACAATTCGGGCAGTCTGGGTCAGGTCGGTATGTCTCGGTCATGCTGGGTACAACATACCGTAAACCGGAAACCTTCCCTCTTACGAAACCGATTCGGCAAGCTCCGTGAGCAGGTCGGATTCGGCCTGGGACCAGATGATCCCGGCGGCGGCGACGGCGTCGAAGTCCTCGTCGGACACCTGGAACGTGTCCGCCACCCGGTGCGCCGACGATTCGGGCACCAGGATCAGGGCGCATCGGCAGTTGATGATCTCGTCCAGCGGGGCACGTGGGTCACCCGGGAAGTTGAGTTGCTGACCGGTGGTCGGCCAGTCCTTGAACGACGATCCCGGCTTGCGCACCTTGCCGTGCAACCGGCGGTGGGATTCGCGGACCTTGGCGTCACCCCGGGAGATCCACACGAGCCGGTGGTTCTCCCCGACCGTCTTGTTGACGGCGTCGATCAGGCTCACCGGCATCTCGGCGGCGGGCCGGGCCGGGAACGGTGCGCCTTCGGCGCGGGCTTCGCGGGCTTTGCGGGTGTCGATCACCATCGCCCGGGTGTGGGCGCGTTCGGCTGCCGCCCGCCACTTGTCCTCGCTCACCCCCAGGTTCGTCGGAACAGTGGCGGACAGCCTGGTGGCGGCAGTGCGGGCGGCGGCGTGCTGCCAGGCGGTGTCGGCCCGGAACACCTGGGCGATCTGGCGGGTCGTCGCCGCCGGGTTGTCCCGCCGGACCCGTTCCACCACCGTCTGCCAGTGCTGCTGCGATTCGTCCAGCGCCCGTTCCCAGATGCTCTTGGAGAGTTCCCCGACGATCTCCCCGATGAACGGCTGCACGATTTCTTCGAGGATCTCCTGCCGCGACCAGCGTTTGCGGAACCCGGTCGGCGGGGCGGGCGGGCGCGGGAACGGCAGTTCCTCTTTGCCGTTGATCAGTTCGTCCAGTATCTCCCCGAACAACGGCTCGATGGTGCCGAGCGTCGCCCCCGGCGTCGTATACCAGTCAGGGAACCGGGTCTTCAACGACTTCGCCATCTTGTCGGCGGCGCGCACCACCGCCGTCGAAGCGGAGGGGACGGCGGTGACAGCACCGGAGATCTCCGCTTGCGCGATGTACGCCGCGGCGGCG